AGAGCACTCTGATGCCACCCGATGCTGTTGCGCCAGATCCCGACTCGTTTGATGGCATCGTAATAGTTATAGTTGTGCTTGTTGGCACCGTTGTTACCATAAATTTTTTATCATTAAAATCTGCCGCTGCAAAATTAGAATTAGTTATTGATGAAAAACTATCTAATAAAATAATATCTTGTTCACCAATACCGTGATCACCACTAAATGTTATTGTGACAGTTGATGATCCGTTAGTTGTGGTAAATGCATTTGTAAGTGTGTTTGTAGATTTAATTGGGTGTATGTCATAAAATACACCACCTGAGTATGCATATAAAATTCTGTTTGTGCCTATGATTGCGTATTTTCTACCTAAACTATTTACAAAGTGATGAAGTCCACGACCTGCACCTGTTAAATTACTTTCACCTAATTGTTTCCAGCCACCTATTTTTTCAGGTGTACCATATCTAAATCTAACATTATCACAGTCGATCCATTGACCTTCTGCTCCTGTGGGTGTTATTTGTTTATTGATACCAGGTTGAAAACCTATTTTTTGTAACATATAACCTCATTATAATACTATTTTACAAACGATGGTAGACCCAACATAGGTCGTCCATCAAACTTGTTTTTTTCAGCAAATGGGCCATTTACATGATTATAATGTAGAAATACTTGACCGCAAATGTCCCCGTCAAAAGGCTCCCGCCAATGTTCGAGTTCACAGCCACTATATACTAGCATATCCCCTACATCAAGCAAGACTTTCGTGCCTTCTGGGGCTCCTGGCTTAACAATGTTTTTATACTCGTCTATGACGTTGTTAGCCCCCGTGCCGTCGATAAATATAGGCCAAGGGTTTCCACCAAGGTTTAACGTAGTAGATATTTCACAAGATGGTCTATCTTTGTGTCTTTTTAGTATGTCTCCTCTTTTATATATTCTAGCGTAAGAATAAGTTGGTATTAGTTGTAAACCTGTTTCTTGTTGCATTTTTGGTAATACTTTCATCAGCAAAGTCTCCATCACCATATCTGCGTAATGTGAATAAGTATTTGGGATTTGTTTATCTGTCCAAGTTCCAAGAGAACCATTATCGTAAGTTATGTTATTTTTGTACATAAAATCTACAGCATCTCTTTTGAGCAAGAAATAATTAAATATAAAATTAGCCAGCTCATAAGGCACTGCATTTTTTATTACTTGAAATTTATTAAAAGCCATGTTGTATAAAATTAAAACTTACTGATATCCTTATATCATTTGATTTGTTTGGTTCAACGTTATGCCACAACCAAGATGGAAACATTATGATTCTTCCTTCAAAAGGATCTAAATGAACCTCTCTCCATAATTCTTTTGGTGGAGTTCCTTTAACCCTTGCAGGCATAATTAATTGTTCTCCTGGTCTTGGGTCATTACAAACCAACTTACCAGAATCTTTAGATGCTTTTATATAATACACACCACTAAAATGACTGTTCGCATGTATGTGGGGAGCATTGTAGCCTCCTGGTGGATTTATGTTAGCCCACATGTTGCCTAGCACTGGTTCTCTATCTAACCATTCTTCTTTCCATATCTCATTCATCATTACAAACAATTCATCCACCAAGGGTTTAAATACAGAAATCTTATGCATTTCTGTTGTAGAGTGCCAACCGTTTCTATTTGTTTTTTTAACACCAGGGTCTCTTTTAGACCATTCAATTATCTCATTAGCAAATAATTGATTATCTAATTTAACATCTTTACCATATATTCTTGTTGGAAAAAATTGTTCTTTAATCATTTAAAAGGTCTTCCTCCAAACCAAACAACTAAAGATTGTCTAACACCTTTTGTAACTGGTTGTACTCTATGGTTTATAAAAGATGCAAAGCATAATGCATTACCTTGTTTTAATGGTGCAAATTTATTCGGTCCTCCTATTTCTAAATGTCCTCCTTCAAATTCTGATTCGTGATTCAATAATAATGTCATAGATATTTTTCTAACAGGAGGCTCGTGTTCCATATGTGTATCACAATCCATATGCCAATCATAAAACCCACCTACAGGATATTCTGTAAACTGTGCATTTTCTGTAATCCTAACATCGTCAAAACCAAAATGATTTAAATTAGCTCTTTGTATAAATCTGTCTAAATCTTGATACATGTGTCCCATTTCTTTAAATGGTATCCAAGATATCGTCGTGACTCTTTTACTTGTGTCTGTGCCACCGCCTGGCTTGCCCATTCCAACTTGTGCTTTTTGAGGAGGTTGTCTTCTCCCACACTCAATAATTTGTCTACATTGATCAGGTGTAAACAATGGTTGCGTTGTTTGTATGATCCAACTTTTCCATTTAGGTTCTTTTATAATTTGATTGTCGTACACTAATTTACTCCTCTGTTAGTTATTGGACTGTATTGCACATCACAGTTAGCAGCAAGTGTTCTTCTAGTCTCTGGTCCATTAAAAGGGTAAACACAGTGTCTCATGTCATATGGAAAAACATAAAAGTCTCCTACTTCTAAATCTGGTTGATAATCTATTTTTGAAAACTGTCCACTAGCAGACCCTAATATTTGTAGTTTACCGTTTTGCGGTGCATCAGATGCAGAATATTCTACACCAAAAGAACTTGGAAGTTTTAAAATCATTACACTTGATAAACCAGTAAACAATGATCCTTGGTGCACATGCACTGGGTTATACTCGTGTTCTTTCATTTCATTAACCCAAATAGAATTTAAATGCATGTTATAACCACGTATTTTATTCCAATCTAAATAATGTTTAAACATACTATTAAACCACAATAAAACATCTTGTGGTAAACTAATGTGATTTTTTATTTTACTTTGATCTTCTCCATTATAAAATAAACTATGTTCTTTATTTATTTTACCAACTAGTTGTTTATTAGCTGGTGGTAATTGATGTAATTTAGTTTCGTAGACATGATTGATTACTTGTTGAATATGAATAGGGGTTTTGTATCTTAATACAGACTGTCCTAAAAATACAAACCTAAAATCTGATATGCTCATATTTTTCTCTTATGGTTTTAGGTATCCTATCCTTATAAGGATTAGGTATTTTCTGTATTGTTGATTTAATAGTGTGCATATCCTTTCCTAGTTCTGTATCGTCATAACCTATACCATTAATATTTAATTGTTGCAAGTTTTCAAATTTGTGCGGATAATATGGTTCATCTATTAATTGATAAATTTTTTTTATTTCAACTTCTGGGTTAGTAACTAAATCATCATATTTAATATAACAACACATATCTTTATAATTAAAAGAATTTTGTATAGCTTTTAAATTTTTAGCAACCGCTCCTCCATCGTTCATTAAACCCATAAGTTTTTGTTCATCAGTAAAACCAAATTTATTAGGAAAAGCATCAGGATTTTCTGTGTACCATTTTATATAACTTGCTAACACATCCATAACATCTCTTAACAATACTATGCATTTATAAGGGTGTTTAAGATATGTTTGCGTCAATACCATATTGCCTTTTGTCATAACTGGACCTCTATCTATAATTATACGTTGAGGCCAATCTTTATAATAATTACCGTAAATAGAACTTAACACATTATCTAAAGATTTATGGTCAGGAAAGTTTTGAAATACGTCTTTTTGTTTTAATAAAAATAAATCTTTTATTATTTCTAATGTAATAGAGTTAGCAGTGCAAGCTATTTCTGGATTTTGATTTAGTATTGACGCTAGTAAAGTATTTCCAGATCTAGGTTGTGCTATTAAAAAAAATAGTTTTTTATTTTTCTTTTGCTCCAAGGTCACTTGTTAATTGCTCTTTCTTGTTGTAAATCATTTCTCCTGATTTTTTAACTCTTTCTATTGTTTTTAATTGACCTAACACATTAAATATTTCTGGTTGTGAAGAACCAGATGACAATGTCTCTGCTTTGTTTTTCATAATGTGATGATAAGATTCTAATTGGTGTCTATTAACATCTTTAGTATCAAACGTACCATCATCAAATTCTTTCTTTAATGTAGACCAAAGTTTAATTTCTCTCATTCTATCTTTTGCAACAAGTTGCATATTAGCAAGACCATATCTTGCTTCATCAAGATCTATTTTATATTTTTCTAACTTATATTCATCTTTTTCTGTCTCAATCTTTTTCTCTAACCATTTAACTTTAGCCTCTGATCTTCTACAATCAAATGATAAAGTCATTAAATTTTCTAAGAAAACATTTTGTTCTCTAACGCACTGCCAATATTTTGCAGCTTTTGTTGGATACTTCATATCTTGTAGAACAGACATTCTCATTTCTGTTTCTGTTCTAAATACTTGTTTCTTGGTCCATGTGTCACGAAGCTCGGCTGTCATGGCCTTAAACTCTTTCACATCATTTGGGTCCAATAAATTATTTAAGCTAGGTGCTTCTTTTTCTATAAGTTCAT